GAAGCTCCAGGAAACCGAGTTCTCCGTGATGACCAAGCCCTACGGCGGTTACATTCCCTATACGGATGAATTCGACCTGTTCCATATCGACAACATGACCAAGGCCATGTCCGACCGACTGAACAATCAGGCCCGGTTGTCCCTGGACACCATCGTCCGGGATGAGATCAGCGCCGGTCTGAATGTCATGTATCCCGGCTCCGTGACCAGCCGCGCCGCCCTGACGAAGTCCAATGTGCTGACCTATGCCGTGATCAAGCGCGTTGTCCGTAAGCTGAAGAAGGCCGGTGCCCAGCCCTTCTCCGATGGCTACTACCATGCGAAGATCGACCATGACACCTACTTCGACCTGACGCAGGATCAGCACTGGATCGATGTGGCCACCTATCAGAGTGACTCCCGCGTCCAGAAGTATGAGCTGGGCACCATCTACAAGGTGAAGTTCTTCGAAGTGGACAACGGCAAGGTTTTTGCCAACGAGACTTACCTGTACGGCACCAAGACCGCCCTGACCGCTACCGCTTTCGATGCCGCCACCCGCACGATGACTATCTCCGATACCATCAGCGAGGACGAGGCCCGCGAGCTGACCGGCAAGATGGTCTACGTGCAGTACACCAAGTCCAGCACCGACTACGTGACCCCAATGTGCGTGGAGTATGTGGATGCCAATGCGAAGACCGTCAAGTTCCGCTGGGTTCCCACCGACACTACGGACTGGACTACCACGAACACCCTGAAGATTGTCCCCAGCGGCGGCGCTTCCGGCGGTGATGAAGTCCACGCTACCCTGATCTACGGTCGGGATGCTTTCGGTATCGTCCAGCTGGGCGGCCGCGGCACTCCCAACATCCAGACCATCGTGAAGGCCCCCGGTTCTTCCGGTGCCCTTGATCCGCTGAACCAGCGCGGCACGATTGGCTGGAAGGTGAAGCACTTCTGCGCTGCGATCATCCAGGATGACTTCATCGTCCGGGTGGAGCACGGTGTGAGCGATTAATCCCCCTGGGGGCTGTCCTGGTGATTCGGGGCAGCCCCCGTTTTTTGAAAGGAGATCATTATGGCTAAGAGTCAGACGATTGCTGTTCCTGTGAAGAAAAAGGACGATGACGAGGTTCGTGTACGGATTTTCCTGCCGAAGCGGGAGAATGACGATGCGACCGGAGTGGCTGTGGATCAGTATGAGCACGTTTCCATCAGCAATGAGAAGGGTGATAACTTCATCCGGATCAAGCGCGGTGAGTACGTGGATGTTACCCCGGAGGTATTCGCTCTGCTGAAACAGCGGTATCCCAACCTGTGAGGTGAGACGCGATGACGCTTCTGGAGATTAAGAACCAGATCATGTTCCAGACGAACAATGACGAGGACGATATTGATGATTACCTCCCGTTTATCGGGGAGTATATCAATGACGGATACGACCGGCTGGTGAAAGCCTACGATAAGCAGCACGTGGTAAGCGCGAATACGGAATATCCCCCGCTGGTGGAGGACGAGGACATCCCGAAGACTCCGGAGTGGACGCACAGGTATCTGGCTGACTGGGCTTCCTGGCTGATTTACCGGAACGGAAATCCCCAGAAGCAGCAGCGCGGTATGCTTTTCCGGGAGTTCTTCCTGGAAGCCCTTGCCCGGATCGCGGACGAGGGCGGTAAGAAGGGCATGACGGAAGGGCTGGCCAGAAACTTCTACAACATTCCGAATTGAGGTGATAAGCAATGCCATATTCACCTCTTTATAATACGCACGTTGAAATTGATTCCTTTCGAGGGCTGAATCAGGCCGGAGACGGGCACAACCTGTCCATGCGGTATGCCACGGAGATGGAGAATGTCAACGTGGAGGGCGGTACCTTCAGGCCGATGCGCGAGGGTTCCATGGTACCGCAGATGCTGACGGCTCCCATCGGTACCCTGGCCTACCTGCACAGGCGTTTTGGGACAGAAACCGGCACCTTGCTGGTAGCCATCAGCGAAGGGAAGCTGTACACCAAGCTGCTGGATCAGGATGATGACTGGGTGGAGCGGTTCTCCGGGCTGAGTACAGATGACTGCGATTGGATCACCTATGAGGCCAATTACCGGGACGGGGAAGGCCTTGCGGAACCGGTGGATATTCTGCTGTTCACGAACGCCATTGACGGGATGTTCTGCCTGTACGGAGACACGCAGGAAGTCGTGCCCGTAGAAACCCCTAAGAAGTTTGGCGTAATCGCCCGGTACAACGAGCGCGTGTGGGGCAGTGGCATCGCCGGTGATCCGGATATGATGATCTATTCCGCGCCGTATGATCCCTTTGATTGGGAGGCCCAGATCGAGATTCCGGAGGACGGAGCTGGGGATATTATGATTCCCACCTGGGACGGGGATTCCTTCCAGGCTCTCCGTCAGTACGGTTCCGATCTGATCGCCATTAAACGGAATTCCATCTGGCGAATCTATGGTACAAATCCCGGTGAATTCACTGTTCAGCGCCAGTACGGCGGCGGCACCATCGTGGAGAATACGGTGGCTGTCTATAACGATGCAGTGTATATGCTGGGCGAGAACGGTATGCTCCGGTATGCCGGAAACGGGGCGGCCCCGTTCCTTCAGGAACAGGTGCAGACCCTGATGCATGACCAGGTAAACCGCGATGCCATCGGGAAAGCTGTCGGCGCGATCCGGAATGAAACCTACTGCCTGGCGCTTCCCATCAACGGGAGCGATTACTGCAACGCCATCCTTGAGTTTAATACGGCAAGCGGCTCCATCGCCCTGCGGACGGGCGTCAGCGTGGACAGTTTCCTCCAGCTGGACGAGAGGCTTTTCTACACCTCCGGCACCCATCCCGGACGGGTCTTTGAGCTACGGGACGATATCGGGAACCCGCTTCCTGTGACATGGATCAGTGGGTATCAGGATTTGGGGCTGAAAAGCTCCATTAAAAGCGCATTCACTCTGTACGCGATGGTTGACGCTGAGACGCCTGTTGACCTGTATGTGGGCCTGCGGACGGAGAAAAAGTTGAAGCAAAAAATCTATACCGTGAAACCCGGGAAGCTGGGCAGGCTGCATCTGAATAACCACGGAAGAATATTCCGGCTGGAGATCAGATGTTACAGCGCCGTACCCTTCACCATTGCCGGGGGAATCAAACTGGATCTTGAGCTGGATCCGGATTAAGGAGGACGGACATGAATACAAGAAAGACCGTTTCCTTCTTCCAGTATCCGTATCCGGCAGAACCCCGAAACTGGACTGAGGAAGAACGGGCATACGGCAGGGGCCTGAAAAGGCTTTTCGACATCCTGTTTTCCCGAAAGCTCCAGAACGTGCTGATCGCGGACAAGGCCGTGGATGCCCGGACGATTGATGACGGAGCCGTAGGCTTGCACCACCTCCGGGAAGGGTTTGGTACAGACCTGGATATTACGGAGAATGAAAGCGTGACTACTCTGGAGACGGGTGTATCGCGGGCCCAGAGTACGGCAGATAATGCCGCGACAGCCGCGGCGGCGGCCCAGCAGACAGCTGATCGGGGCGTATCTGACGCGAGCAACGCTATGCAGGCAGCCCGTGACGCACAGAGTACGGCAGATGATGCCGTGACAGCTGCGGCGGCGGCTCAGAGTACGGCAGATGATGCCGTGACAGCTGCAACCACAGCCCAAAGTACGGCAGATAGTGCCGTGACAGCCGCGACGGCGGCTCAGAGTACGGCAGACGGACTTACCGATCAGCTGATGCCAGTCGGGATTACCGTCATTACACCCACTTCACCGTCCTACGGGATGTGGTCGCAGATCACAGTGGACGGGATGACGGCCTGGACAAGGATAGCATAAAGGAGGACACATGGCTACATTGATAGACAAGGTATACTCGCTGACCATTGGGGTGCAGGGCGAGCATATAGCAAGACCGGTTGAATTTGATATGTCCGCATGGATTGAGCTATATCCGGACGCACTTTTTTATGTCCTTTTTAAGCCCTACAACGCCATAGCAGCTTCCCCGCAGCTGTCCGATTACCAGGACGGTATTCTGACCTGGACACCTACTCTGGGGGCTACGGCTGTAGCCGGGGTCGGCTATACGGAAGTCCGGGCGATTGACCCGGATACCGGACTGATCCGAAAGAGCAGAATCATCCCGACAAGCGTAGAGCACAGCGTGACCGGGGTGGATTCGGAGGATCCCCCTGAACCGTACGCAGATTGGGTGAACAAGGTTCTGCTGGCGGCAGACACATCTGAATCTGACCGGAAAAGGGCAGAGATCGCCATGCACCGGGCAGAACAGGCCGCCCAGGAAAAGGGCTATATGGATTTGTGGATCAGCATGGAGGACGGTCATCTTTACTTTGACCGGACGGAGAACGTGGATAACATTGATTTCATCATCGATAATGGGAGGTTGATTGCGTTATGGCCGACAATAACACCTTGAGGAAAGACCTTGGCCCGGTCACCGCTTATGCGATTGCCGTGGAAGCTGGGTTTGAAGGTACCCAGGAAGAGTGGGTACGCCGGATTAGCTCCAGCGTTGACCAGCAGAGCTTTAACACGCTGGCTGCGAGCGTGGCGTCTGGTGATGCTACTTTGTCTGCTAAGATTGATACCGATATTGGCACCGAAGCGGCGGCCAGAAGTGCGGCTGACACGGCTGAAGCGGCGGCCAGAAGTGCGGCTGACACGGCTGAAGCTACGGCCCGGGAAACAGCTGATACGGCTCAGTCCGGGCGAATTGACACATTGTCTGAAACTGTGGCTGGCAACGATGCGACTCTGCGGAACATCCTGGTACACAAGCCTGCTGACTCTTACTCTCCTGACGGCAGCAACGGGCAGGTTCTGATGACCCACGGAGATGGTACCACAGAGTGGTCGAGCTTTGGGCAGCCCACCCCCGAACAGGCTGCCGCCGCTGTCAGCGCCTGGCTGGACGCGCATCCGGAAGCTACCACTACTGTGGTGGACGGTTCTATCACTAAGGCCAAGCTGGACTCCGAGCTGAAGGATCGGGTTAACCTGGCTACTAACAGCCTTGCTCCGATCTTCCAGCAGGCCACAGCTAACGACCCCGGTACGTATGTCAGTATCGCGGACAGACTGTATTACCTCCCGGAGGGACACACGGCTGATGCTACGTGGGAAAATACAACTAAGGTTGAAGTCCAGACTACCAGTGAGATCAAAAATCTGAGCGACGATGTATCTGGATTAAAGAGCGCTTTAGCTCTTATCGTGCCTGAATATGACCCCAGTGTAGCTTATGGAACAGAAGCATATGTTATGCACAATAACATACTGTACAAACGGAAACCAATTACGGAGTCGGCAGTCGCCGAACAGTGGACAAGTGGACATTGGACGGTTGTAAGTAGTTTAGCAGTTGATATACCCGACAAGGCTAATGTTGCAACAATCGCTAAAATATACGATCCGTCACAAGCATATAGCACTGGGGACTACATCGTTAAAAGCAATAAAATCTATCAAGCTAAAACAGCTATACCCGCTGAAACATGGACGCCCGGACACTGGAATGATTATGGTACTGTATCTAATTACATCAATTATGTCATAAGCCAGCTAACATCCGTGCAAAATAATTTGCAGGGCCAGATTGATGAAATCAATGCTCCTGATATCGAAACGGCTTTAATCAACAGGGATTCATGGGATATTGAGGATAAACGCTATGCACATGTTGCGTATAGTGAAAAACTATTTTCCGGTGAAACGCTCACCAGACAGTCTGCGCAGCTGATTGAAAAATCCTTTGACATCCGCTATCACGATAACCCATATACCATTCATTTCAAAACCAACAAAACGGCAGAATCAACGGAGATCAGGATTACAATCCCTGTCGCATTTACGCTGAACGGTACACAGGAATTTGATGTTCCAATATTTATCTCCGATGCAACCAATGTGACGAGTGTACGTTTCAGAACGAGCGGCTCAAGTATGAGCAAGGATGGAGATATTGTCCCTGTCTCAGGATGGAATAAAATCCGATTTTTTACCGAGGGGTCAGGATTTGATGGCTCTATGGACACAACGTTGATCAGATTTTTCGTGTATCATAGTGCCGGAACAGATATTGATGTCTACATCGGGAGCATTCTGCAAGTCATGCCGGATAAAGGCAGTTTGATTATCATTGATGATGGGCCGTACTATAGCTTTTATACAGAAGTATACCCTGCGTTGAAACAGCTTGGCGTACCGGTTTGCTGGGCGATTGACCCAGCGATGCTCGATTCCAACGATGCAGCTACACGTAAGCTGATCAACGAAAACGAGCTTGAATTGCTTGCGACAGATGGGCTGAGCGAATTTTCGTTCCATTCGTATGACGGCACTGTCATGATGAACGCCACGGCTCAACAGGCTTTGGCTGATACGCTTAACAATATCCATTATCTGAAGAAAAAAGGCATTCAGCCGAACAGAATTTGGAGAGCCGCATGGCTAAACAACGCATGTGCCGATCCAAGTCTTGCCAATCTTGAACTGGATGCCTCTGCATCATATGAAGGCAAGTCTGGCATTGCTGTGTACCCGTTCCGCGAAAGGTATAATATTCCGCGCTACGGGTTGGGTGGCAGAACGACATCGGACATTGACGCCATCTTTGATAAGCTGAGAACAGAGCATTGTGTCTATCTTCTGTATCTGCATGGGGTGTCTACGGATAACAGGGATACCGATCCGACACTGTGGGCGTATTTTATGACGAAGCTTGAAGCGGCGATCAATGCCGGATATGTCAATCCGACAACGTATAATAGGTTGGTCACTTATTTTGAGGAGATTAAATAACGCTTACGGGTCGTTTAACTGCTCTCAGTCAAAGTCGAGAGACGAGGACGCTGGCTAAAAGGCCATGCTAGTATGCAGGGAAATCCTGCCCCGTAGCCATAAATTAAATAACACCTTAAAGGAGAAAGCATGAGCGAAAACTATGAGTGGACTGTAGTCGTTACCTGTCAGGGGAATCCGAGATATTATCCGCAAAGGAATCTGTTGTT